GGATTACAAGACATAGACGAATTACTTGCTTATGGAAATTCAGATGAGATATTTCAAGATTATTTAAGCACTATTAAGGTTGGTGAAAAAACAGCGTTTGAGAAGCTGGTAGAAATTGCTCGTAAGTTATTAGGTTTAAACGCTGAGTATGAAACTGGTCTTGACCGCTTAATGCGTCTTACCCAGCAGATTTACGAGCCAAGTGCAGAGCAACTTCAAGCTAAAATTGCTATAACTTCTGGAGTTAGTTTTGGGCAAGTTCCATCTCTTCCTCCAATAACTAAAACAATTTCTTCAGTTACAACAGCGCCTACTGGTGAAGCGCCACCTTTACTTAAAGCACCTCCTAGTTTTAAATTAAAAAAAGGTCGTAATGAACAGGTTGTTTTAGCAGCAAGAGAATTGGCTGCTGGCAGAATTACCAAGCAAGAGTTTGACGCATATGTTGATTACTATATGCCTATCAATACCATTATTGGCGACAAACTTGAATCTCCTATTGAAGATAATTTAATGAGAGATATTCTTGTTAATAAAATTTCTAAAAAGAAAGATCCAGAAAAAGTTAATGCACCAATTCCAGATGGGAAGCGGGTTGGTTTACGCATGGATATTCCTGCCTTAGATTGGGGTAGGGATAACGGAGTTAATGGTAGCGTTGTTTCTATCCACGAAGGAAAACCTCCTACCAATGCTGCTTCTGGACCAAACATAAGTTACAAATCTACGGGTGCTTTAAAAGATGTTGTATTTGCAATCAGAAGGGAAGACGAAGCCTTTAAGATTGCTCAACAAGCACCTAAAGAATTGGTTACTACTAAGAGTGGTAAGCAAAGACTTAAAGATGTTGATGACAAAAAACCTCAGCAGACTATGGAAGGTCGTTGGGTCAATATGACCCCAGAAGCAACATTTAAATTAGTCAAAGAAAAACTAAACGATCCTGAATGGGTTCAGGTAAGCCTTGATCCATTACGTCATTCTTATTTTTATGACAGAAAAAATAAACAGCCAGTAGTATCTGCCGATGAAGTTCTGCAAGTTGGTCGGTTTGTATTGGCTAAGAATGTTAAGTACGCAGATAGGGATCAGTTTTTATACGAAGAGATTCCTACAGAAAATATTGAACAAATAGATACACCAGCATTTAAGCGTTGGTTTGGTGACTCTAAAGTTGTAGACAAAGATGGAAATCCAGTAGTTGTTTATCACGGTACAGATTCTAAATTCAAGAAATTTAATACTGAAGAAGGCGCATTTTTCTTTGGTGGATGGGAAGCAGAATCATTTGCTAAAACATATGGGAAAAATGTTGTCCCAGCTTATGTAAGGATTACTAATCCATTTAAAGCGTCTTTTGAAGAATTTATAAGCTACGACATCGATGATTTAAAAAGCAAGGGTTACGATGGCGTTGTATATGAAGAAAAAGTTGAAGGTATGCCTGATGAGATAACCCAACAATGGGTTGCGTTTGAACCAAATCAGGTTAAATCTGTATTCAATAAAGGCACATTTGATTTAGAAAGTGATGTTATTACTGAAGAAGCAATAACCCCTATTGCTATTGCCAAGGCTAAAGAATTACTACAAAAACGTAAGCCTATCCCTATGGGTGCGTTTGCGGACGTAGATCCAAAACTAGTCCAATTAGCCCAGCCAGTCTTTTACCCACAGCAGAAAACGATTATTGACCGCATAGAGGGATTACGGGATAACTTCTGGAAGAAAACTGCTCAGGGTATTGCTGACCAATTCCGTGCTATCAAAGACTATAGCGAAGAAGGCTATATGCAAGCCCGCCTATCTAAGACGGTAGACGGTGCGTTAGAGGGTCTAACATTCTTTGGTCAAGTCTTTAACGATAGTGGTGCGTTAAACATTAAACAAGGAACCAAGGGCTTGATGGATATCATGAAGCCAATTGGTCAAGAAGTAGACCGCTATCAAATGTGGGTTGCCCTCAATCGTGAATCCCAATTACCCATGGAAAAGCGTACCAAGATGCCTAATATGGCAGAGTTAATCAAGCGTAGGAATGAGTTTGCAGACGGGACAATAGACGGCAAACCACGCTTAGAGATCTACAATAAAGTCCGTAGCGAGATGAATACCTTAAACAAGTCTGTTCTTAAGGTAGCCTTAGACGCTGGACTAATCGACTCTTCTAGACAGAAGATTGATGATTTAAATGCTAGAGACTTCCTAACTACCAAGGACAAGGAAATCCTAACTCGTCCTTACAGAGAAGAGATTGAGCGTATAGAAAATAAAAAGGCAATGAATGTTACCGAGGAAGATAAAGACATCCTCAAAGACTATCGTGCATTAGTTCGTGATATCAATTCCCTAAACAATATGACGCCTGATTTGCGTCAAGAGTTAGTCGATTATTACACCAATAATCCTGGTGCTTACGAGCGTTTCTCTGCCGACATTAACTACATTCCGTTCTACCGTGCCATGGAAGATGGGGATTTGCAGGGTGCTTCTACCGCTTCTGGTTTAACAAACCAACAGTTCTCGAAAGAACTTACAGGCGGGGAAAGACCTTATGGCGATTTAATGGAGAATACTCTACGCAACTGGAGTCATATTCTGTCTGCTTCTATGAAAAATCAGGCAGTCAATACCATCATGAAGGACGCTACCAATTTTGGTGCGGTCATGCCTAATCTGAAGCTCCAGTACGAATTTATAGATGGCAATGTGGTTAACCGTTCTACAGGCGAGATCATTGGAGATGGTTCTGTCAAGCCTTACATGACTACTGCTGATAAAGGCACGGTCAAAATGATGAATGATGGACAGCCGATTTACTATCGTGTGGTAGATCCAATGCTATTAGACTCGATTAGTTCGATTGGCTATATGGGTCCAAAGTCTAAGTTCTTAGACGTAGCCCGTGACTTCAAGAATATGCTTCAGTTTGGTGTAACTATTTCGCCAGCGTTCAAAGTCCGTAACTTGTTCCGTGACTCTATCTCGGCAATCGCAGTAACCGATCTTAAGAAGAATCCTTTTGCTAACGTTATTGATGGATGGGTTGCAAGTAATCGCAACAATCCTGCTCACATATCTGCTTTAGCAGGGGGCGCGATATTTAACTTTGGTACTGCATATGAAGGCGACCAAAGTAAATTAATCAAGCGACTGCTCGATCAGGGCGTAGATGCTAATACCATTCTAGATTCCCCAGATAAAGTTAAGAAAGGACTAACCATCCTATGGGAGAAGTATAAGGATTGGGGCAATAAGTCTGAGTCGGCTAATCGTATGGCACTTTATAACCAACTTAAAGATAAAGGTTACGATCATTTGCAAGCGTCTTTCTACGCTAGGGACTTACTAGATTTCTCGATGCAAGGCTCTTGGCCCGCATTCCGTTTGGCAGCGCAGACTATCCCATTCTTAAATGCCCGTGTCCAAGGTCTTTATAAGCTCGGCAGAGATGGTATTACGCCTACTAGCCGTGTTCTTTACAACACCATTACTGGTAAAGAGATTGACGCTAATGATGCACAGAAAGCCCGTGCGTTTGGTTATACGACACTAGCCGTAGCCATGGCATCTATGCTTCTATACATGGCGTTTAAGGACGATGAAGAGTTCCAGAAGCGGGAAGCATGGGATCGAGATAACTTCTGGTGGTTCCGTTTGCCAGGTATGGAAGCGGCATTCCGTGTTCCTAAGCCATTTGAAATTGGTGCATTTGGTACGATGGCAGAGCGTGTCCTTGAGCAGATCGTAGATCAAGGTGCAGAGGGCAAGGCATTTGGTGATAGCGTATTCCGTATGCTAACCGATACATTTGCTATTAATCCTATCCCACAAGTCTTCCGTCCTCTTGTAGATTTATATGCTAACAAAGACGCCTTCACGGGTGCGCCTATTGAGTCTGCTGGTATGGAGAGACTATCCAAACAAGAACGGGTAACAGATAATACAAGCCCGATTGCACAGGCTCTAGGCGGTCTATCCTCTATCTTCGGAGAGAAGCTGTCCTTTTCCCCAGTTCAGGTCGATTACGCTATTAAGGCTTATTTTGGATGGCTAGGAGGCACTGCTACTCAGGCATCTGTATACGCTACCGTGCCATTTAGGGATGGAGCCTATCCAGATATCAAGTTAATGGACAAGGCAAGCCAAGGCTTTATCAAGAGTCTGCCATCCGATCAATCTAGGTTTGTGACTTCGTTCTACGAGAACAACAAGGAAATCAATCAAGCCTATGCTGATATGCGCCATTACGCAGAACTTGGTGAGACCGATAAAGTCCAAAAGATCCTAGAAGAAAAGGGCGATAAGATTGCCCTTAACAAGATGTACGATAAGACTGCTAAAGAGATGGCTAACGTCCGTGCGCAGATCCGTGTTATTACCAACGATAAGACTATGGATGGCACAACTAAGCGTGAGATGATTGACAGGATGAAACAGATCTTGTCTGCCCTGTCAGAACAAGCAGAAAACGCTAGGAAATCTCTGAAGCCAAAGTAAGGGCATCATTAAGGAGATCCTCCTCCGTAAAGCCATAGTGTTTTGGAAAGGCTTTAGTGCCTAATCCGTGGACGCCTGTATTGCCACGATGATGTTCTGTGCAAAGCGGTATTAGGGTAGTGTAGTCACCCTTACCCCAGCCTCTGCCACCCCGAATATGGTGTAGTTCTACTTCTCCATGGTCTATCCCGTATACCCTACGGCATACCATACAACCTAGTCTAGCTAGGATCTGCTTGTGTTTCTTCTCGTCTTTTATCACGGGCGACCATCATTTTATCTGCAATCTCATAAGCCTCACCAGCAAAGTCGTCTAGCATCAGACCCGTCTCTGTTATCAAAGCCGCCATAGCTTTAGCGGCAAAGTAATCTCTTAGTTGGATATCCATTAACATCTCCCATCCATCAGGTCTTCTACTTCCCTTTTGAGCTTGGCATTTTCAGCTTGTAGTTTATTTATCTCTTCCAGTAATAATTGCATCTGGTGGCGTAACATTTCTACACGGGTCTCTTGTTCTATAAAGTCTGCTAATGTTTTAATACTCGCACCACTATCTACAATGTGTGGGGGTGATGCGTTTTTACGGTCTTCGGTAGTAAATGTGGTCATGTTATCTCCTCAAAGTTATAAAACCATTCATCCTTAGCACTCCACTTAGCGTGATTCTCAACGCTATATACCTCGGTGGGTATGCGGAAGTCAGGAGTTTTTAAGACAGCAGGTACTAGTGATACATCGTACCAAAGGCATCGGTTATTAGGTTGGCAGGCAAACTGCCCGTTATCTAAACGGATAAAGTTATAGCTCTTATGCTCCTCAACACCCTCTGAAAAGCTAGTATCTAGTCTGTTAGATTCGGGCGATGCAAAGTCAATGGTGAACAAGTAATTACCAAAGTGAAACTGCTTGTCCTTGCCAAAGAACTTAACCTTCAGACCCCGCAAGTTTGACTTCTCAATCACCGCCATGTCGTAAGACAGGCAGTCCCATATCTGTAGGTGGTCTAACGGCAACGGCTCGGCTACCTCTTTCCATACATAGGCATGGATTGGTAGCTTGTCGTACAACGCCCCGTAGTTGGTCAGCATCGATTCGATACGAAACGCTTGCCCCTTGATTGCCTTAGCAGTCATCCATACGCATGGCTCTAGTTCCCCATGCCCCTTCTCGTGGTTGTAAAGAAACTCTCTACGCACAAAGCATTTGACTGGGGGTATGTTAGCTACTAGAAATGTCATTTCTCTTGTGCCTTTCTTGCTTGTTTAATCTCTTCTAGCATCTTTTCCATTAGGTCTGCACAATAACCAAGAAAAGGAAATTTGGTTGTTCCATTAGCGACACTACGTGCCAGCCCAATAGTATTTTCAACTGTTCGTATGCTCACTTTTTTCCAACAATTTTGTATTTTTTCTACATCTTGTGGGGTATGCGTACGTTTCATTTCTGAATCCTCTCCCATAACTCAGACAACGGCATCCCTTTGATCTCTCTCCACCCAATGTGTATACAGGCATACATAATGAACAGAAAGAACGCAAAGACTACGGCAAAGATCAGCACCGCACAGGTAGCCACGAACAAAGCGAACATATTAAGTATGGTGACTATCATTTTCTTCCCCCATATCTATATGCACATATTTACCACCCTCATCTTCAGGTATGTCAAAGTTATAGTCTACATAACTGTCTTCCACGCCATATTCACAAAAAAGTTGATGTCCATCCATAAACCCTTGCACTACATATTTATAGTCAGGGTCTTCGTAATGCCAAGGAGCATCTAGTTCATAGCCCGACTTCCCATAGAAGAAGCCATAGCCATATGCTGCCATCCTTTCCCAATCTCTTGAGGTCAGCTTTTTGTCTCTTACTTTTTTTCCTTTTGGGTTCATATTAATTTGCCATTAAGAGTACAGTCAAAACAAAAAGAAGAAACATAATGTATACCCGTTTAAGCCAATACTCTTTGTTTAGTATGCGTGGGTCATGGATAAGGTAGCTTTGTAACTCCAACATATCTTCATCATATTCAATGTATGGCGGGTTAACCAACTTGTTAAGATACACTTCGCTACCTATCTTAATCTTTCCGTTGTTATATGGGGTATCTTTCATTCGTCACCTCTTGAAAATTGTTCGCTTTTAACTTTCATTAGACGTTTGTCAAGACCTTCTACCTGTTCATACTTATTTAAAACCAACCTGTCAGACGTCATACATTTACCATCTCTTGGTCGATATAAAGTTCCCGTTACTGCATCCATAAGATATGCGGTTTTCTTCATATCGGTCGCTATATAGACTGGAGTTACTATTCGTTCTATGCCACTAATATGCCCAAGATAAAGATCTTTATCCCTAATCCAATCTCTTTTTGTAGAACTTTTTGGTCCGATTGGAAAGCAACTATTAGTCATAGCGCTTATCCCATCCATAGACTTACGAATTGATGTTGTCTTTAACATTACTTTCTTCCCTTACGCACAGTTTTAATACCCATTTCAGGCTTTTCATCACGGGCTTCAACAAGCATATCTGCTATTTCCCATATTGCTTTTGGATTTACTTCACCTTTCATAGCAAACCCAACTGTCAGCATAAATGCAAAACAATCTCTACGATCTTCATCGGTCATTTTGTTTTCTCCATGGCGTTAATACCATCAGCCAAAATATTCGCTAGGTATTTACCACGCACCGCAATATGCTCAATCTCTTTGCATGAATCTATAACTGAGACTGCATCCTTAAGCGCACGGTTATACCCAGCCGTGTATTCGTCCTTGCCATCTAGCATCATGGATACGGCATCACGGATAAGACTAGAAGCCTTCCGTTGCCCAGCCATCTTCTTTAACTTATCCACGTGTTCTGTGTATAAGTAAAGGTTGTATGGCACTAATTTCTTATCTGTCATGATTTCTTCCAAATCTCAAATGATTTCCGTAATTTATTAAATTCTTCTCTAACTGTTTCTTTTTCCTTCAATTCCTTGCGAGATTGTATGTTTAAGTAATCTGCTAACCATGATGCACATTTTTTTTCAGAATTAATATCTTGTGGCAATACTGCATTCTGACCAACCCACTTCCAAAACTCAGGATCTCTGCACATCATGCCAGCCATCTTTACCGCATGGTCTCCTGGAAACTCTAGTTCACGGTTGACTGGTTGCTCGTTGTCTCCAATCCGCACCATTACTACCATGTACCTAGAGCCTACAAAGTCACGCATTAAGTCTTCTGGCAGATCGTCTGGATGGACTGCTAACGATAAGCCATAGCCATCCTTTGTCTGCCTTAAAGCGGTCTTAATTGCTTCGAATTGAATTGTGTTCAATTTGATCCTCCAAATACTCGACAATGCCTTTTAACTTATAAGCACGAATAGAAGATTGATGTAACTGCTTATTTAATTCTTCAACTTCTTTCTTATGTTCAGCCTCTAGTTTGTCAAACTTTTCCCTCCACTCCAAGCACCATTTATGGTGCTGTTCGTTTTCTTTTATTTGACTTTTAAGAGACTCATGTAATTCTTTAGAAAGTTTCTCCCAATCCACTTTTTTAATTGAGGCACGTTTCTTTCTAGCTAAAGAAGCTTTTTCTTGTTTCTCTATTTTAATAAGTGATTTTGCGTACTGCTCAGGAGACACGCCCAACTTTTTACCAAGCGCTATTTGAGTATTGGTGAGGCGCACAGTCTTAACCTTTGGTTTGTTCTTAGACCCAATAGGTCGTCCACGTCTTACACTTCCCATGGTTGTTTCTCCCCTGTTGATTGTTCTTCTTTCTTATATGGCTCAGATACTGCAAGCGAAATATAAGGATCTCCTGCCTTAGACTTTTGATTCCAACCAGCCACGGCAATCTCCACAAGATCACCTTTGCTTTGGTTAATCAGGTTTTCTAATAACACCTTGTCTACATGGACAGAGCCACGCAGATTAGGTTGGTTTCCTGTTTGCTTTTTGTTAATAAAAAACGCACCCGTATTGGGTTTCTGTTCGTATGCCATGCTTACTCCTTCGTTAAGTTTTCTTTTGCTTGTTTAAATCTAGTCAATACATCTTCGTAATCTTTTGGATACTCGGTCTTCATAGCGTCAAAGATGTTGCGGTTCTTTTGGAAGATTGATTTAATGTCTTCTTCCTTTTTTACCAAGGTCAACATCAACTCGACCGCACCGACAACTGCTGGTAGATTCTCAACACCATCTACCTTTAGTTGCCAATCACCTGGCTCTCCATCCAGTTTGGTATGTACCTTTGCTTTAGGCGCAATAGGTTTAAATGGCGGTGCAAGACTTGGCTCATGGTTCTTAGGTTCACTAGCATCTACAATGTCGTTCTCAGTTATCTCCATGCACATTAACCATAAGTAACGGCGCAAATAAGTATGAGTGCTACCTAGGTTCTGAATGGGCTGAGTCTTATCCATACTGGCAAAGACCATTGGGGATGTAAAGGTAACAAAGTCATCCTTCTCCCCATCAGCATTATGAACTGTAAGGTAAGCAGTATCTTGGGTAAAAGATACCACCCCACACAAACCTAAGTCATTGAAGATCGAAGTAACTTGCGGGACAAAATCTCCCAACTCAAAGTAACTAAACTTTGCGTAGGAGTTCTTGCCCGACTTATTCAGTTTTGTATTGTGAAGCCTTACACGGGCTTCTTGTAATTTTTTATATACGCTCATTAATTCTCCTCAATATACGCATCTGCCAATTTTTCGGCTCTCATAAAAATTTCTTCTACTGTGCTTTCAAAAGCCTCCTTATGTTTGTATCCACCATCCTTTATGCAATCGTCATACATAGCTTGAAAATTTGGTGCTAAAGCCAACATAAGGTCATAAATCATTTCTTGACGTGTTTTCATATCATTCTCCTTGATTAAAATTCTTCCACTGATCGCAGAAGTCCCTTACTAAACAGAAGTTTGCACAGCGAGTCCTCTCTCCTAATCGCACTTCTACTTCGTAACCGTTGCCAAGTTCCGATAGTTTCTTATCGGCATCTTCTTGCGTGTCGCAGACGGCGGTCGCACGTTTCCCACCAGTCTTGCGTATAGCGTAATAAGTCGCCTTCTCCCACATTTGCTCAGGTGTGCAGACAGGCAGATCTTCCCCTGTCTCGGAAGCAAAAAGCGCATCGGAATGTAAACGGATTCTTTCCTTAATAAAATTCTCACGTTCTTTATAAGACCAAAGCGGAACATCAATGACCTTGATAGGCGCCTCTGGATATCCTTCCTTCGTCTGAGCATCTCGTCTACTCCAATCCCTAATGATGGCTATGATCTCCACCTTTTTTACGGGAGTTTTTTTAACTCTTTCTACTAGCCATGCGTAGATATTTAACTGCTGTTCCCATTCAATCTTCTCGTTCATGACGCCCCACGCACCCGTGGTTTTGTAGTCAGAAACAATGATGCCGTCAGGTTCTATGCGCTGTAAGTCTACCGCACCCGATATGTTCCACCCATCTAACTCGGCATGGAGTCGTTGCTCGATGATGTGGTTTTCGTCCTTGCCAAGTTCTAATACAGCATGGATAGCAGTTCCAAAGATAGCCCACACTTTATCAGCAACATCCTCTTCCAGTTGGTCATAGTAAGTGTTTTTGAGTTGGACAATGCGTGGGCTATTTATTAACTCGGTAACGGACAGATGTGCCTTACCCTTAGTGTATGTCGGTCTGCTCAGGACATTTACAAATGTCTGAGGCAAATTAAATTTGTTTGTTATTTTCACAGTAATCTCCAGCCCAACATAAACACGTTGTAGAAAAACTTAAGGCAGAATCCTGCAAGAACAATGGCAAACATAGCCATGCTTACTAGCAAAAGCCAGCGACCAAAGTCTTTGATTAGTTCAGTTAAGTTCATTGTTTCCCCTCATCTCCTGTAATTTCATTTGAATGTCATGCTCCATCTTCTGTTGCATAAACTGACGCATCATGGCAAATTCTTCTTGCTCTTTTTTCTTTTCTTCAAAGTATCTGCGTTCATCTATACGGGTCTTCCAACCTTTTCTCATAACTCCACCCTGTTTAATTGATCTTGATTCATGATGTAACCAATTCCATGACCAATATCCTTTTTATTTTCTTCCACAAATAACTTTTCTTTATTTATGTATCCAACTAAATTGCCACCAAAATCGTCAACTATCACAAGGTAGTACAAGTCGCATGAGGAATCTGCTTTCTTTAAGGTAGCCAATAATTTTCCGCTTTTTACCCTTGTTGTTTTTACATCAACTGTTTGCTTATTATGAGTAATTAGATCTGAGCCACCACTTCTAACGCTGACGCTGAAATCTGGGCAAAGATTTAATGCCTTGGCTACACAAAATTCCCCAACTACCCCGTCTATATCAATAGCCCATGTGTCTTGATCTCCCATCTGTTGATCGCCAACACGGTTCATGGCTGTTGATCTACGCATCATCCCAAGCATTCGGCAAACAAACAGTTCTGATGTGCTTAAGTTAACTCTCATTAGCAATTCTTTAGATCTTTGGTCTTTTCAAGGCAGTAATCCAGCAAGTCTTCTGTCTCCCGAAATGATTGCATGGCATAGTGATAAGCGCCCATATGATTGTTTGCCAGAAGACAATCTTCGGTTCTGCGTAGGAATTCTCTGGCATTTACCAATGATTCAGCGTAATCTTTCATGTATATTTCTCCCTTTTCAAGTAATGTATTACATCTTTATACGTATGTCAACAGAATATTTGTTCTTATTGCAACACAAAACAAAGGAAATGTAAATGGCTAGTAGCCCTACTCAAAGAAGTCTTAAATTAATGCGAGATCAGGGGTATCTTTGCGAGATCACCGAGAGGTGGAATCCTTTTGCCAAGATTAGGCAAGACCTATTTAATTTCGTGGATATCCTCTGCATCAAGGAAGGCAAAACAGTCGCAATCCAGACGACCAGCTACGGAAATATGTCTGCAAGAATGAATAAAATCAAGGGCTTAAACACGTATCCCCTAGTTAAATCTGCTGGGTGGGAGATAGTAGTACATGGTTGGAAAAAAGATAAATCTGGTAAGTGGATGGTACGTGAAGTAATTATGGAATAAACTATCCTTGTCAGCAGTTTTTGTTCAGCTTTTTCTGTTGACGTCTCCCTTGGGGTGTGATGTTTATTCTCCTCACACGTGCGTCACACCCCTCTTTTTCGGCACTAAGTACTTTTCTGTGATGACATACAGATCTTTATCCATAAGAATAAATACTCCATCAACACGGAGGATCTATGGAAATCGTAAAAATGTCAGAGCATCAAATGTTACGTATCAAAGATGTGGCGGATTTGACCACCCTTTCTAAGTCTTGCATCAATTTATGGGTTACACAAGGCAAGTTTCCGCCGCCCATCGAGCTATCTGCAACCGTAAAGGTATGGAAAATAAAGGATATCGTTGATTGGATTGACCAGCAAAGTGGAAACGTTTCCACTTTCTAGGGACTTTCCCTAATACTGTTGCATTTTCCCAAAGTCTTTCCTATACTGATTACGCTGAGTGGGAACTCGGTGTAAAATTCTGGACAGATAGACCGTTATGGTCTGTTGTTTCGCACAACGTAAGTTATGTCCAGGGTTGATATGTTGAGCGGATAAAACGCCAGCGACATAGCGAGTAAGCAGACTGGGGGTAAGTGGATGTGATACTGCACAAGTAGGTGGCGAAGATAGTGCCTACTCCACGAAAGACTGTCGAGTGCTGTGGCTCCGAAAGAGAAACGGTTAAAGGCGCACTAGGTAGGCTGAGTGCGCTCACCAAAAGAGAACCTTGATATAACTATGATAGATAACATTAAGACAGAATTCAGAATGACACAGGATGAGGTAGCAGAATTGTTCGGTGTGACTAGAAACTACATTCAACAAATAGAGAAGCGGGCGCTAGAAAAGTTGCGGGCAGAGCTAAAAAAACGTGGGATTAAAAAACAAGATCTATTGGGAGAGTAGATGAAAACACCAATACCCTTTTTAGGGTGGATAGAAGAAGATGATTTGCTAGAGTTTTTAAAACTAGAACTAAATGGAAATTCATCTACATATACATTTGGGAAAAAACGCCTACAAGAAATTGTAGAATCC